AACGGTGTAGTTTACAAACTCAGTCCAACCGCTGTGAGAAGCCATCGTATCTGCAGCGGTAAACGTGGGGCTAGAGCCGGAAATCAGGCCGAGGAATGGGCCGGTAGTGGTGTAGGCAGAGCCAGACAGCAGGGTGTCCAGCATCAGCTGCTTGCCCACGGCGTTGACCAGATTGTCAAACTTGTCTTCCCACTTCACGTTGCCTTCGGCATCGCGGCACACTACGTGGTAATAGCCTTCGAGGCCCACAGTCTCAGAACCAACCGCGTTGGCTTGCAAGGAAGCTACGGCGTGGTCGCCAAAGTTTGAGAGTTCTTTAGTCATACAAGTCCTTATACGCTGCGGATCAGCGCGGTGGTTGAAGTGTTGGAGGGCATGGTCACGGTAAACGTATTGGTACAGGACTTATCTGAACCAAAATCAATGACTGCAACAGAGGCATTAGCCGCGCTCGTATTGTAGATCAGGGCACAGCGGGCTGTAAACTTGGCCGGGGTCCAAACTGCGTTGTTGAAGTTCACGTACACCGTGCTGGTGGTCGGGTCGGTGTTTACGGTCACGCCGGTCAAAAGGATGCCGCCAGCTGTGTAGCCGGTCCCGACAACTTCGTTGGTCGTCGTGTACGCCGTGGTGCTCTGGTTCAGGTTGGCATTGGCGGTGTACAGCGCCATCTTAAAGGTGCCGGTCAGGAACACGCCATACAGCCCCTGCTTGAAGCTGGTGGTTTGGCCTTGGACTATGCTCATGCTACCGCAGTCCTAACTTGGCCGTCACGGTACGCATCCATGCGTTGCTTGCCGTCACCCAGATTTTTGAGCAGCAGGATCGCTTGCGTGTACAAAGTTTGGTACAGCTGAACCATATCTTGCTCACCCTTCATGAAGCGGATAGCCTCAACCAGCGCGCCGTTGAGCAACGCGGAATCGAAGTTGTCGCCCAGCCATGTGGTGCCCGCCGTCACGATGGATTCTGGGTAGTAGTAATAGTGAAGCTCTACGGTGTACGCAGCATCAGGCGTTGGGCCTAGGATGAACGAAAGTTCCGTTACTGCAGAGGACTGGGGTCCAAAAATGGCGTAGTGCTTGGGTAGGCCGGTAGCAGTCGCATTGGGGTACGCTTCACGAATGAAGTTGACGTCCTTGTTCAACGGATACGAGTAGTTGCCGCTGGCATCCACCACGGCCAAAGAGTACGTGGACAGGAAGTCGTTGGGGCAAGACAGGTACTTGTTGTTGGCGGTAAGGTTACCCGTCTGGTTTTTACGCAGGTTGGCTAACTGAACTGTGTTGTAAATACGCTGTTCCGCCTGTTGCGTAAACATGGCGTACTCAGACGCTGTGAATGTGTTTTCACAGATGTCAGCGATGTTAGTGCACAGTTCAGTGTAGGTCATACGTTACGCCATTGGGCCTCGAGCCATCAAACCTTTGGTAGCTGCACCGGTACCCCGAATCTTGATGCCGGAGGTCTTTGTGGGCTCGTCGCCAGCAGACTTACTTTGCGCACCGATCGACACGTCCAAGGTATCCAGCTTGCTGCGATTTGGCTCTTTGCCGGGGTTTTCAGCCACGGTCACGGACTTGCCGGACATGGTGTGGGGTTTGGCGTACAAGCTGGCCGGACCAACTTCCTTGCCCATCTTTTTCATGCTTTGTGTTGCCATGATTAGCCTCGCTTTTGTGCTGCCAGTTTGGCCAAGCCACGACCCATGGTCTTCATGTTAGCGTTGGTCTTGCCGCCGCCCTTGCCTTTACCGCCGTCCATAATGCCCACGGAGGGGCCGCTGTCGCCAAGGTTCTTGCCCTTGGTTTTACCTTTAGACGCAATGCCGTCTGCTGCTCGTGTGAATGCCATGGTCAACTCCTATGAAACCGTTACCGTTACTGTACCAACACTTGTCGTTCCTACCAAGTAGTTTGGTGTAAGAACGGCATCAAAATATGAAGCGCCGCCAATCGGCCTCCAGCCCCATTGAATATCCCGTGAGCCCCCAGTAGGACCCCCGTTTACGTTATACCCAGCCTGCACGTACGTAGAGTCCCTGCGAGGCTCCCGAACAGCTTGTGGATCGTCCACAGGAAACATGCCCAACTGCAACTGCGGCTGGTCAGGGTCCCAACACTCCGAGCAGACCAAGAGATTGTACGTCTTAGTCTTCTTGACTTCTTTGCGTAGCGTCTTGAGCTTGTATTGTTGTCCGCAACGATCGCACTCCGCAATGCTGTTTTTACCGGACGCGAACCGGTTACCCATTTAGGTACCTCCGCCAATAAACATCTGGCGTGGGACAAAGCGAATAGACGCTTTTTCGCGGTCTTCTCCAGCAGCCAACTCAAAGGACTCGTCGTACACAGCCTTAAGCATTGGTACTCGGTCGGTAGCCTCGGGCAACTTCAGCCCAATGTGGTACGCCAGCCCAGCCGTAAGCGCTGGCAAGAAGCGGAAGTTCACGTCAGCTGTGTTCACACCGGTACCGGCGTCGTCGATACGGCGGATGCGCCAGTACTTGAACACGTAGTAAGGAGAGTCTGCGGTGCCTTGGTCAGGGACTGGCCAAACCACAATCTTAGGGTTATCCCTAAGACGCTCCACCCAGACTTGAATTGGGCGCGCTTGCTGCAGTTTGTTGGGGATCGTGGCGTACGTCGACACGCTGATTCGCGTGATGGTCAGATCAGACTGGGTAGACACGTTGCCTTGGCCCGTGCGAATTACGTGCTCAAGTAGGTCAATGGTGTCTGCCGGCAGGTCATAGGTGGACTGGCCCTGAATGAGGTTCACGTAGCCCTCATCAATGGTCCACATGTTGATGCCCTTGTTCTGCCACTCGATCGTCATTAGGTTGAACGAACGCCGCGCCGTGCGCAAGTCGTAGCCAGTGCGCATCTCCCGGCCCGCCCGCTCAAAAGCCTCTTCAGCGATTTCCGTGAAGTCGAGGTTGAAAGCGGTGGTGCCGGAGACGGTCATTTTTTCAAGCCCTTGAGGGTTTCAGCGAGTCGTGCGCGTTGGCCCATTTTACCGGGCTTCTTTGCAGCTGCGGCAAGTTTTTTAGCGGGGATCGGCTTGTCGCCTTTGACACCCATTTCAGCACGTAGTGCACCGGGTTTTTTGATCGCGCCGGCGATCCAGTTCTTTGTAGCCATGATTACTTCCTTGCAGTTTTTGCAGAGTCAATGAACGCTTGATCGGTGGGAGCACCTTTAGCACCGGGTTTGCGCATCTTCGCGCCGCGCGCACGCTTGGCGTTGATGTTAGCGTAAAGGCCGACATGTCCGCCTTCAGCATACTGGGTGAAGTCCGTGTCGTCACGGCGGGCCTTTTTGACCCCGCTGGGCATCTTGGAAGGGGCAATAGCCCCCATGCCGCGTGACGCTCTCACTTTTTGCCCCAAGCCATACCGCCGCTGCAGAACTGCTGGCCACGGGTTTTACCGCGTTGAGCAATACCATCAGCCGACGAACGGAACGAGCCAACTGCGCCGCCTGCAGCGTACTTCTTAACGGAGCCGCCTTTTTTCATAGCGTCTGGATTGCCACGGCCCAATAAGCCTTTGGGGCCTTTTGCCCATGCTTGTTGCTCAAGGGTAGGGTTAGATACTGGACGTGGGGCGTTACGCAAACCTGCATTGACCTTTTCCATAATGGATGGGTCAGGAGCCGCGCGGCGCACGTTTACGGCAGGAGCGGCTTTTTCGGCAGCTTTAGCTACTGCAGGAGCAGCGTTTCGGCTCGCAGCAAACTCAGCTAACCCTTTGCCCACGGCAGTTCCTCGGCGAAGGCCTTGAATAGCAGCGGACGCGCCAGTTGCGTTACCGATAGCCTCAAGGTTACGGTCCAGCTCAGTGCTGTCAGCGCTGTTTCCATTGGAAGCACTGGGCTTTCCAACTTTACCGGGGATGCCAAAGCGGTCTCGGGCTTCAGGAGCCTTGGAGCCACGACCTTCGTTGCTGTAGTTGGAGTCGGAGCGGGCAGCTGCTTTGCGGGGCGCGGCAACGGGTGTGCGGCTTACCGGGCGGCTGGGCATGGCCTTAGGGCCGGGAGTGGTGTCGAGGTTCTCCGTTTGGTTCGCCTGCTCCATCGCGTCCGGCGCGTCTGCTGTGACGTCGCTACCGTCTTCGCCGTCGTAGCGTTTTACTTTGTGTCGAGACATTAGCACTTACCTCCGCTCTTCATGGTGATGAACGTACCCTTGGTCTTGCCCTTGGTTTCGATGCCGCCACCACGAGCCATTTTCTTGACCGCGCCGCCGCGTTTCAAGCCCTTCATGTTTTGCTGCTTGTCGTGTTTCTCGTCCATGGAGGACTTCTCCCACGCGTCAAAACTCATGCCGTGTTTCTTGGCGAGTTTCTTGTCCTCGCGCTTGTCTTCAGCAGAGCCTTCCCAGTCTTTCTCGGACATCTTACCCATAGTGCCACCTTTTGAAAATTTTTTGCCGGTATCGGCTTTACTAAAGTCTTGCCCCACAGACTGTGGAACTCCTGCTTTCTTGGCGAACGATGGGTTGTGGGCCACCGCTTCCATGAACTTGTGTTGTTTTTCGGATGTAGACGGCATCACTTGCCTCCCATCACAGTGTGAAGCACTTGCGTGATTACAGCACCAACAAGGCCACCGGCCCCACCAAACATCATCAGCACCTTCCAACCACCTTTGGCTTCGGCCAAGGTCTGTTCAATGCCAGAAACGGTCTTCTGCATGGCCTCCATGGTAGCAATTAGTTTGTCCATATCGGTCTGCAGGTGGGCGATGTCGGCTTCGTGGGTAGCCAGTTCGCGGGCGGTTTGGATAGCGTCGTCCATGTTAGCAATTCCAAGCTTTGAGGGATTTATTGATACGCGAGTTTGGGTCGCTTGCTGTCTTGGCGCTGGTCAGCTTTTTCTTCATCCCAGACATCCTTGCGCAGAAAGAGTCGCGCCTGCTGCCGCCTTCCGGCTGGGGAGGCTTCAAATTCATGCCTTGTTTTTTGGCCGATGCTCGCCCCTTGGCGTTCAAGCCACCCTCGGGGTTCTTTCCTTCTTTGCGTGTCCATGCTGGTGACTTAGCCATTTACAACTTTCAACCGTGATTTGTGGATATTTTCCAACATAGGCATCACCACATCCTCGCGGAAGTTGCGGGTGAACTCGTTGGAGCCAATGTGCGGTAGGCTGATATCCACGTCGATATAGACTTTGTAGCCCATCTTGGTAGCGCGATCGCAGAAGAGGTAGTCCTCACCCACGTACTTACCACCTACGATGGCGAAGTCAAACACAGCGGACATCATCTCGGTGTCGGACTTCTCGTACATCCACTCGGGGTGCGCGGCCACCATGGCCTCAAGGACGTGGCGTTGGATCAGCATGAAGCCGGTACCGACGCGCTGGACGCGCATCAGGGAGCCGTCAAACTCCAAGTCACCGGTCTCGTCGTAGTAGACGTCGGTGAAGAACTTCTCGTCCTTGGCCCGGCGGGG